CGCCCGTGATCATCGCAGATACCCCGCTTGCCGTTGATCCAACGATGCCAGCCAGGAAGGTCAAAAGCCCCTCAATCGTAACTGCCCCACTGAAGGTTGATTGCGGCGAGTTGACGGTGAATGAGGTAGAAGCATCAACCTCAACAAGCGGGGCCGTAAGCGTGATTTTGACCGGCGACACAACCGAAATTCCCGTTGTCGAAAACTGCACAAACTGAGTTGGCGTCTGGCCCAGAAACCCAGCGACATAAACCCCATCTGCCATGTCGAACGTGCGCCCGCTGCCGGGATTGGCTTGCCCTTGCGTGGCGAGGACACTGGATATGTCCCGATCAGCGAAACAGGCTAGTCCGATGTCCCCAACTTGCGGGTCAAGAATGACGGCATTCGAACCGCCCTGAAGCCGGAAATACGGGCATTTATAAATGGTGCCATGGGTCTGCGAGTTTCCGAGGCCGTCCACTTGGTTCACAAGCGGCAGAATGTCCACATAGCCCGCCGGTATGTCTGCGCCTGAGTTGGTGACGGCCATGACTTTGACCGGAATTGCCGTGCGAACCTTTGCCAGGATCGACCGGACAAAGAAGTCCTGAGTATTGAACTCATTCCCAGAAGAATTGACCTTCTGGAAGCCGGTGAAGCTGTTGCCGCCGTTAGGATTGGGCATTGAGAGGCGTCCCGGTGAAGGTTGAGAACCATGGCCCCCCTGGCATTTCGCAAGAAATATCGTGGGCTATCTCATGGGCGATGAATTTGCCGTTCGCATACGCAAGGCTGCTCTGAATTTCGAAGACTTGGCCGTTCAAAACCTGCGGGTTGAACAGGGTCCGAACGGTGATGGCGTAATCCCGATTGACCGGATAGCCGATCATCCCGGTAGCGGCTGAAATCAGCGGCACGTTGTTTGCCTGCCCGCGATACCCACCCCTAGGCCAGATTGCCAGAGTGCCATTATCAAGGCCATTCCATTCGATGCCAGCGGCGCGGACACAAGCCAGCATCTGATCGCGGGGGGAGCCGGAAAAGTACGGCGTCGATAGCAGGACGGAAACGCCATTGTTTTCGAATGCGTATCCGTTCTGCTGGGCCAGGGTGGCGAGGATAACAGCCGCATCAGCGGCACCCGGATAGCTGGAGGCCGGAACAATCTTGATGGCCTCAAACGCGCCCGCGTGAGCCGCAAAGACCATTGCCGTGTCTGGCATACCGGACATGTCGATAATGGCCGATGTCACTTGACCCTGGAAAATCACAGGCATTGATGAACTATCGCCCGCCGTGATCTGGATTGAGTTAAGCCGCGTCGCAATCTGTCCATCGGCTTGACGGACCACGCTTGATAGGCTGTTCATTTGCGACATGGTTAGGCCGAAAATGCGGATGCTGGCTTGACCCATTGAAGGTCCGCCAGCCGCCACAATCTGGACCGTACAGCGCAGGCCGGAAAAAGTGACAATATTCGAGCCAGTCTCACCAAAGGTGCCGGTTCCGAGCTTGAATGTCAGGGTGATCAGTTTTTGCGTAAACGATCCCATCATCCGGCCCCGTTCAGGTCACTCGCGCTCAAATAGCATAGGGAAAATCGCGTCCCAAGGCCCGGCGACGAAGGGTCATTCTGGCCTTGGTTATCCAGAAAGGTCAGGTCGCCAACGAATCCAAGGTAGGTGTCTCGCACGATGCGGTTGAGATTCTGACAAATAACGCCCCCGATGATCAAGACGTTGTTAACGTAGAGGTCACAGAACAGGCCGTAATTAGTTGTCTGGTATAGGTTTATTGTGCAGGACTGATTCGCTAGGGTGACATTGAGCGTCTGCGAATAGACATCGGCAATCGGGATGATTTGCATTATTGCACAAAGCCCCCGAGTGTAAAGCCCGTGCCCGCGAGATCGGGAGGCGATGGCGCTACCTGGGCTGTCGCGGCCTGGGCTGGCGTTGGCGTCTGGGGCTGAACCGTGCCGTCGCTGACCTGCCCGGCCCCGCTCGCCTGCTGTGTGTTGGCATAGGCAACCGTGCCGGTGACGCGGACTTCCTCAAGCCAGAGATCAACCGTCAGCATCGTGACGCCGTTGTGCGAAGTGCGCCGGTAATCGTAATGGGTGATGTTGGCGCTCTGGTACGAGATTTCGGGTGTGACAATGGTGTAGAGGTCGAGCGAGCCTGCCGCCGCCTCACATGCCGTCAGAAAGGCTTGGCGTTCTTCAATCGGGCCACCTTTGGTCATGGTGACGCGAGCTTCAAAAGGCGTCTGAACCTTGTTGTAATCGGCAAAAGCCCCCTGTCCCTGGGGAGCGGTGGCATTCCGCCAATCATGCTTGTACTCGACGCCGACGATGCTATCAGGGATGATGGCGGGGCTGCCGTTGAGATAGACGCCCCATTGCGGTTTGTTGAACAGGCTGTAGATCAGCGCAGCATCGGCTACAAGCAGCGACACCGCGTTAACCGTTCCCAGCGGGTTATTCAGCAGGTTAGGAAGACCGTTTGCCATCAGCTAGTCCCATAGTTTGCCTGCGATGCCATGTTGTATTGTTTAAGGCCATCCACCACACTGGCCGCATGATCGTAGGGATCATTCGAAGTCGTAGTTAGATGCAGATTTTGGATGTTGACTTCGCTGGAGTTGGTGTTTGAAGCCATATTCTGTGCTCTAGACTGTTGCAAGGCGGAGGTCATCTGCTGCAATGAAATGGAAGCTTTATTGTTTCCAACGCCCGCATAATAGCTCTTGCCAGTAGCGGGATCAGCAACGCTTGCCCATTCTTGAGCGGCGGATTTAACAGCGGCGTCTATGTCATTGCTTTTGCCGCTGATATAGTCCCCCAGAGCCTTGCGCTTGATCGTCACTAAATATTCAGAAAAGATTTTGTCCTGAGTTTCCTTGCTGAACTTGTCCTTACCGTTCAGTCCAAGAGCGGTTACGGCCTCGGAAAGAGTGCCCTTGATCATCTGATAACGGCCAGCCGCGTTGAACTTGCCAACCTTCTGCGCCATCATGACTTGATCGAGGGTCATGTTTTCAAGGTCTTCTGTGCCGGATTTATATCCTCCAGCCTTGCCCCGATTGACGCTGTTGTAATCTCCCTCGCCGCTGGCGATGAGAGCCGCAACAGCAGAGTGAGCAACGCCACCATTCGCAACGTATGCCTGTTGGGCTGGCGTTAGCCCCTTGGGCGCAGGCATTAGTCCCGATTTCTGAAACGCGCCTATGGCCTTATTGTCGAATTTGGCCCGCCATTCGTCCTCATGGTCACGGGCATAAGAGATCGCCGCAATAGACGCAGCGATACCAGCCACCATGAGCTGGACAGGCCCAAATGCCACCAGCATTCCCGATGCCAGGGCAGACACGCCCGATAGCATCGCAGCCAGCTTTCCGCCCGTCCAAATGAGGAATAGACCCTCGGCAATCGTCTTCCATCCGCCAACAGCTTTAGCGGCTGAATTGGCCCCATGCACAAAGTCAGAGATGCCCTGTCCTACCGCCGCCCAATCGACAGAGCGAATGTATGTGCCAAAATCCTTAATACCGTCAACAATTCCAGTCTCAATCCAGGCGCGGTTTTCCTGCGCCCACTTCTGAAACTCGCCCAACAGAGACACAATGGCCGGGCTAACATCGGTGAGGATGGTTCGACCTAAGCCCTGGAACGTGTCCGTCAGATCGCTATAAGCATTTTCCCGAGCAATCGCAGCGTCGGTATCGGCCTTGGATACTGCATTCAGTTCCTTCTGACGCGCCACCAGGGCAGCAACGGCATCGTCGCCCTTGAGCAACAGGTTGATGGTTCCTTCGTCAAACCCAAGCCCCTTACCGAGCATCTGCGCACGAGGCGCATCCATGCCCTTGAAAGCCTTAGCGGCCATCGCCAGCCGTTCCACATTGGTTGTGGTGGCGGCGAGGTACTTGTTCGGATCAATGCCAGACTGCGCAAGGCTGAACTGCATTTCGGGCGATAGGGTGCCCTTGGATCGGAACTCTTGCATCTGGGCAGTCATGCCCTTGAGCGTGGCGTCCATGGCTGCAGCGGAGCCGCCAGCGCGGACGGCGGCACCTTCCCACGCGGAAAGGTCTTCGGTGGACATGCCGACGTTGGTTGCCAGCCGTCCTAGCGCCGCGTCCGAAGCCGTGATGTGATTGGCAAAGGACGTGATCGCAGCCGTGCCGAGGAAGGCGGCACCGAGGGCCAGGACTTGGGTTTTGATGCCCGAGAAGAACTCACCAGCCTTTTTTCCTTCCGCCTGCATGTTCTTGGCGGTTTTAGTGGCCTCGCCTTCGGTCTTTTTCAGAGACTTCACAGCCTCTTTTTGACCGTCAGTGAAGCCTTTAGGATCAAGGTTCAGAAGAACGACCAAGCTATCGATCACATCACCGGCCATGGTCAATCCCTCTTATTCGCCACTCGATTGTTGTGAGCGTCAACGCTGATTATTTCGAGCATGTCATATAGGTCTTCAGCGCCGTAAACGGTGTCAAGCTCGGACAGCGTAGCCATCCGAGTTGACACCACGGCCCCGATAGCGGCAGGAACGTTTACGTATTCTGCGAACTTCCCGACGCCCCCAGAATGTGCTCCAAGGGAGAGCGGACGGCGGGCGGCAAAAAATCCAGGTGCATCAACAGCACCTCGCGGCGCAATTGGGCCATCGTCGCCAGTTCTTCAATGTCATCTTCCTGCAAAGCGCCAACTGGGCGGATTTCAGGCAGAGCGCCTGCACCGCGCACGATATGGGGCTTTGCAGGATCGGGAATGACCGATACGCAACTGAACAGCATTTCGTCCAGCAATTCCCGCATTTCCGGCTTGCCGAACGAACCCATGACGGCCCGAATGCCGAAAGCCGCAACGCCTGCCAGGCCCGAAGTAGCGATGTCATCGGGGACTTCCACCCCCGACAACGCCATGGCAGACAGAACGCGCATTCCCCAATATTCGGACTGACGCACCGGCATTTCGCGGATGAGGAAGTGCTTCCCCTTGTCGCGCCCGTCAGCCGAAATAACGACGGTCAGAACCTTGCGGGCCATTAGATGGCCGCTCCGATGATGCTTTCCCAGTCAATGGTGAATGACCGGGGCTGCAACATCTTCTTGGCCGAGGAAAACGGCGTATACTTTTTCAGGACGCCGTTGACCAAAGTATATGACCGGCCAATGCTAGGAAGCAGGATTTGCCCAAAGGCAAAGTATTTGTCCTGGGCGGCGCGTTCGGCGGTGTACCAAGCCTCGAACAGCGACACCGAGGGACTATCGGCCTGCAAAGCGATGGTGGTGGGGGCGATGGTAAAGACGAAGCCAGCCGACAGAATGCCATCAACGCCGATCTTGGTTTCAGCGACGTCAAGACCTTCGGCGTCGAATGCATCGTCAACGTCGAAGCCCTGCAGTTGCTGAGGCGTGGCAAACAGGCCGGTGACGCCGAGCATGAATACGGCGTTAGCGGAGGAAATAGACGACATGATTACTGCACCTCAATGGAAGCGAGGGTGATTTGCTGGATCGATCCGCCATCGGTGTACCAGAGGTTGATCGGCGGAGACGTGCGGGCAGCGCGAACCTGCGGAGTGGCCTGAAGCACCTGGAGATACCAGCCGCGAGTGCTGAGAACGCCTGCGATGTTGGCCCCGGCAGCGGTGTTGACTTCCACAATCTGACCGGCGGAGAGATTGACGCCGGGCGAGAACACGCCATTCGAAAGAGCCTGCTGGATGGTGCCCTGGCAGACGGCATAGATCGAAGCATCACCAGCCGCGTTGTACGGGACGGAATTGATGTTCGCCAGGAAGTTCAGCAAAGCCAACTGAAGGGCGTTGTTCAGCCAAATCTGGTTAATGAAGCTATCGGCCCACAGATACTTTCCGCTGATCGAGCCGTTCTGGAAGAAGTTGAACTGCTGATTAGCGGTGGCATACGCGCCATAGAAGTTGTAGCCGTTGGCAATCAAGTTGCTGGCAACGGTCGCGGTGGTGACGGTGATCGCCTGCCCAGACTGCGACTTGTAAGCCAGAGTGATGCGGCCATTGTTGGCATTATAATTGATGCTGGCGATAGTCCCGGCAACGAAGGCGTTCAGGTAGCTGTCGCTGGGATCGTACACCAAGATGGTGCCGGAATATTGAGCCTGCCCGATCAGATAGCCCAGCGAGGACGTGGCAGCCGTGCTTTGCGTGGGCGTGATATCAGTATCCCAGGCGATATAGGCGACGGCGTTGTTGGTCGAGTTGGTCCAAGCCGAGAAGGCCAGCTTGTTCGCATTGCCATAAGCATCTGGATTGAAGATCGTGGTGAACGATGCCCAATTAGTGGTGACGATGCGCAGGGCATTCATGAATGTGGCGGGGACCGAAATGGGAGCGGCCTGCGATGTCACGGCACCAGTGACGGAAGTAAGGAACAGCGAGGCCGATAGGCTGCCGCTGGCGTATCCGATGGTGCCAGTTCCGGGAGTGCCGCCGGTCAGAATGAACGCGCCCGACACGCTATCGAATGTGCAAGTCAGAGGCCCCCCGGAAATAGTCTCAGAGATAACCGTCTGGCTCACAGATACAACGTAGGTGCCGTCGCCGCCCGTCCCGCTGATATCGGCGGTAATGGTCGTGCCAACGGTAACGCCAGTTCCAGAGATAACCTGACCAACGGCCAAAGCGCCGGATGTGACGGCGGTGACTGTCAACTCGCCATAGGCACCACTGATCGTTTCCGAAGACACCGACTGAACGGCAGACACGGTATAAGTACCGATGCCACCAGCCGTTCCGGTAATCTGATTGATGATGGATGTCCCGCCAATAACGCTCGAACCGCTAATGGTCGAACCGGCGTAAATGGTGCCGCTGGACACATTCGAAACGGTCAGCACGTTGCCGGTGATCGATCCGGTAACGCTGAAGGTCTCGGGAGCAATCGAGCCAGTGACAACGCCGTCAAAATAGGCGAACCCGGAGGTGATCAGGGCGGCGGCATTGCTGAAGCTGGTAGCCCCCGACAGGTTGATGGTGCCGCTCGTCGCCGTCACGCCATTGACCGTGACACTCAGGACGCCAGAAATGGCCTGAAGCTGGGCCAGGGTCAGGCCAGAAGCATTCCCACCGCGCAGATAGGCCGGAACCGAGACAGTGGCATACTGCGCAAACAGCATGGCAGTGGGGTAGGTCGTGCAGTTCGAGAAACCCGCAAAATAGATAGCGGCGTTGGCAGCCTCAACCGAGGACGCGCCGAAATAGGAGGCGACGGCGGCGGAAGAAGTAAACGACAGAACCGAGCCAACGGGGACGCGGGTATTCGTGGTCAGAAAGACGCCGTTCAAATTCAGCCCAGAGCCGCCAGCAGACAGGACGCTCGGGACGATGTTAACAAGGTTTGACGCGGGGATTGTCATTGCGACAGGCTCCAGTTAGGCAAAGAAAAAGCCGCCGAGCTGGAGCCGGGCGGCGGATGTTTGGCAACTTACCGGAAATTGTCCCGGCTAATTGATGGGGTATTCTGCCCCGACTTCCTTGATGTTAGCGACAAGCTGATCAGCAAAGTCTTGAGGCGTGGTCACGGTCGCGTTGGCCTGAAGAACGGCGTCGATTGACCATCGTTCCTCCACCTGTTGCTCGCCATTGTGGAACGGCATTTGGCGCGGCTCACTGGCATAGAGAGGCCATACATCAACCGCCAGCCCAGCGAAGTATTCAGAAGCGTAGCCAGATCGGAACAGCGTTGAGATAATCTGCACATTGTCAGAACTTGCCGGGCCATGCACATCAAGCTGGATTGTTACCTTCGTCGGCTGCAAATCAATCCGATTGCCAGCGACCGGAGGCGTTAGGAAAGCGCCATCGATATAGGTTGTGACGTTCAACTCAAGCCGCTCGCGCATGATCGGTGTCATGGTGACAAAGTCAACGCCTTCAGGCTCTGCGACGCGATTATCCAAGCCGCGCACCACTTCAATGCCGCCGGGCAGAATGGCGAGGAGGAAGGACCGCAGCGCCGTAAACGTCTGTTTCTCGGTTAGGCTAAGGACGGGTTGGGTCATGATTTGAGCTTAATAACAATCTTCACAAAATTGCGAGACAACCTAATTTTGCGTTCAGATTGAGTTTCTCGATACCCGCCACATATTGTCGATACGGATTCAATCTCGTATCCAGTGAATGCACCGACGATTTCACCGGGCGTTTTATCCATTGGCCCCACGGATATGATGCACTTCTTGTTCAACCCCTCAATGGGGTTATTCTCGAACAGATAAAGGCCATCGGGGGACGATAGAGTTACTTCGCCATTTGTGATGTCTCTGAATTTCATAATTTCCCCTATGATCCATTCTGCCTAGTTACGCACACTTTGACCCAGCCATCCTGGAATGCCCAATTTTCGAGCACAAGCGCCACCAGCCAAACGGATCCATCGGGGAACGTGATCAGGTCGCCGCCCTTGCCATCGGGCCGGGAAGTCGCCTCCCAATTGCCATTGAGATAAAGCGCCCTGCGCTCGCCCTGGATGTTTAGGCCGTCGATTTGAACTAGATCGTTATATTGTAGGCTTTGCATTTGAGCTTGGATGCTGACCGGTGCCGCATAAGCTGGCGACCGCGAACCGTCTGCATTCGTGGTATAGCCAGCCGAGGCTTGAATGGTCACGGTGATGAATGGGTTAACCGCCGATACCGCGCCCGATACAATCGAGTGAAGGTTCATTTCACCACCCCGCTATGCGCAACATGACCTCGGAGCCGACAGGATCGGCAACGGCTTCCCTCATCGCGGCTTCATCCATCGCATTGGCCTGTTCCCGCAATGCAGCAATCAAGTCGCGCAAAGGGGCTGGATTCGGCGCGTCGTCGATATGGCTTTCGTGAAAGTCCGCCGTATCCCTCGCATATTTGGCGCGAAAGAGCATGTAGGCAGCAAAGCGGGCATTGACCGTCTCGCGCCATGATTGGTCGCCGGTTATGACGGCAAGGCGGATGGCGTCTCTGCGCTCTACATGGCCGGACGTGTCAAACATTTCATTTCACCATGACTGAGATGTTGTTCATCATCGTCCGGCTATCGACCAGTGGCTTGGTGGATACGCCGCTTGTGCTCTGGCCTGCCGCGACTTTTGCAGCAGCTTCGCCAACGGTTTTCCCAGTCACGACCAAATCAGGATCAAGCTGCCGCATCTTTCGCAGCATCAAAGTGACCGGCGACAAAGCCGGGCTGTTCACATCGGCAATCGACTGAACCAATGCGCCCGCAATGTCATCTCCCACCAGCTTCAGAGCCTTGTGGGCATCGCAGTTATTCAATCCAAGCGCGGCATTAAGCTTTGCGCCCCACGTCGAGCTTTCCTTGGCAATCATAGGCCGGAAGAACGGACGCGGCGGGATGCTGGCCCTGGGTGCGCCAAACTCTTGAATGTCGGCGACGGATGCGACAGAAACAGGATCGCCGCCCCCAGTCGCCGGATACGTCGCGCCTTCCGCCCATCCGACCTCAACCGAAGCCGATTGCCCCAGCTTCTTCGCCAGCTTGTTCAGCCGATCTTGGAGCTTATCGCCGCCGGTAAATGTCTTGGCTACCATCGGTGGACGCCATTTCCAAGCCCCGGATATCGCACCGGAGCGACGTATCGGAACGTCCTAAACTGCGTGGTCGCCGCCCAAAACGCCGCGCCGTACTTGGTCTGTTGCCAGAATTGAACCGTTCCAGGCGGATAGA